GTCTCGTTTTTTGATATGCATAACTAAAGCAAATAAGTGGGGAACTAGATATGGCTAGACCAAGAAAACCAACAAAGATAAAGGAGCTATCTGGTACGTTGCAAAAATGTAGAACCATTCCCAACGAAATGGAAGTTACAGAAATTGTTACAATGCCAGACGCTCCGTCTTATTTTAATGAGTACGCTCAAACTGAATGGGACTTAGTTACTAGCGAACTTGCAAAGATTAAAATGCTTCATTTAGTTGATTTGTCAATGCTGAAAGCCTATTGTTTTGAAATAGGAACTTATCATAAAATAATGAATGAAATGAATGGTCAGTTTACCGAGAGAACCTATGACAAAGACGGAAAGCTTAGAGCTTCTAAAATATCTCCTTTGTATAAAGTGGCTCAAAATGCTTTGCAAAATTCTATTAAGTTAGCTAGTAAATTTGGATTCAGTCCTTCAGACCGAGCGTCTTTAAGTATGCCCGAACAAGACAAAAAACAAACAGACGATTTTAACTTCTTTGATTAATGGAAATAAAAGAATGCTCTAAATTTTATTATGATGAAAAGTCAGCTGATAGGGTGGTCGCTTTTATTCAAAGACACATCAAACATATCAAAGGAGAAAAGGGAGGACAGCCTTTTATCTTAGAACCATTTCAAGAAAATATTGTTAGAGATTTATTTGGCTGGAAATATAAAGAAACTAATCTTAGACGTTTTAGAACAGCTTACATTTGTCTTCCTAGAAAGAACGGAAAGTCCACTTTAATTTCAGCAATTGCTCTTTATATGTTACTAGCTGACAAAGAGCCTTCAGCTGAATGTTATGTGGCGGCTGGAGACAGACAACAAGCTGGTATTATCTTCGAGGTTGCTAGTTCTATGGTCCGAGCTGACGTTCAACTAAATGATAATTTAAGAGTATTTAAAAACTCTATTATTCATGAAAAAAGTAATTCAGCATTCAAGGCTATTAGTGCTGAAGCTTCAACAAAATACGGAATGAATTGTAGCTGTATAATTATGGACGAGTTTTTCATTCAAAAAGATTCTCAACTATGGGACGCTTTAACTACTTCGGTAGGTTCGAGAAGACAGCCTTTAACTATTGCAATTACAACAGCTGGTTACAATAGAGAGTCAATCTGTTTTAAAACTGAAGAATACGGAAGAAAAGTTTCTGAAGGAATTATCAAAGACGATTCTTTTTATTACGTTAAATACGCTTGTCCTTTAGACGTTAAATGGGACACGGAAGAAGCTTTAAGATTAGCAAATCCAGCCTTAGAAAGTGGGGTTGTAAAATTAGATTATTTAAAAAGAGAACAAGAAAAAGCAATTAAAATGCCGTCTTATGAGAACACTTTTAGAATGCTTCATTTGAATCAATGGATGTCTTCTGTTAGTAAATGGCTTAGCGACGCTCAATGGACCGCTTGTAATTTTGGAGAAGTAAAGCTCGAGGATTTAAGAGGACTTCCAGTTTGGGCTGGGCTTGACTTAGCTTCGGTTAGAGACGTTTCTTGTTTGGTTCTATTAACTATGATAGATGATAAATATGTTTGTCTTCCTTACTTTTGGACTCCTAAAGAAACTGCATTTGTTAGAAGTAGAAGGGACGGAGTTGACTATATTGGCTGGGAAAAAGAAGGACTTATGGAGCTAACAGAAGGAGACGTTACGGACTACAATTTTATAAAAGAAAGAATTAAACAAATTGCTGAAGTTGTTAACATTCAAGAGATAGCCTACGACCGTTGGAATAGCTCACAGCTTGTAATCGACTGCGTAAACGATGGACTTCCAATGATTCCATTTGGACAAGGCTTTGCTTCAATGTCAGCACCGACAAAAGAGCTAGAAAAGATTGTAATTGGAAAAGAATTAAATCATGGAAATAATAAAGTTCTTCGCTGGATGTGTTCTAATGTCGCAATAAAATCCGACCCAGCTGGAAATATTAAACTAGACAAATCTAAATCAACTGAAAAGATTGACGGAATGATTTCTCTAGTCATGGCTTTAGGAAGTTACATGAATGGTAATACTAAACCAGCGAATCCTTATGACGATAGAGGAGTCTTATTCATTTAGGGAAAAACTTATTATCTTTGTATTATATAGCTATAATTTATGGGATTACTAGATTTCTTCCGTTCGGAAAAAAGAGATAACGGGAACACTTTTTTGAGAGTTAATTCTCCTTTATTTGGGTCAAATTCTGGAGTTTCAGTAGATAAAAATTCAGCTCTTTCCTTTTCGGCTGTCCTAGCTTGTGTGAGAGTTATCTCAGAATCTATTGCTTCAATGCCGATTAACACTTATAAAATTGAAGAAGACGGAGATAGGATTTTGGACAAGGCACATCCAGTCGCTAGATTGATTCAAAGACCTAACAAGTTTCAAACTACTTACAACTTTTTTTCAGTTGCTTTAACTAATCTTTTGTTAGAAGGCAATTGTTATTTCTATATAGTAAGAGACGGCTCAGCTAGACCGATTGAGTTATTATATTTGAATCCAGACCATGTTAAAGTTATTCCTTTTGAAGGGAACTTATTTTATGAGCATGGAGAGTTTGAAAATCCTATTCCCCAAACTGACATTCTTCATTTTATGGGAGTTGGTTTTGACGGAAAAAAAGGAAAGTCTGTTCTTAAAATGCAACAAGATACAATCGGACTTTCGTTGGGTGCTAACGTTACAGCGGCAACTTATTTTGGAAATTCGGCTCAAGTTGCTGGGGTTTTAAAAACAGACCAGACTTTAACAACTGAGCAAATTCAAAGACTAAGAAATTCTTGGAATCAACGTTATCAAGGACCATATAATTCTAATAAGACAGCTATTTTAGAAAACGGATTAGACTTTAAACCGATTACAATAAATGCTCAAGACAAACAGCTTCTTCAATCTAGACAATTTCAAGTTGAAGAAATAGCTAGAATTTTTAGAGTTCCTTTGTCTTTAATTGGACACTTAGAAAAGGCGGCTAATTACAATTCTATTGAAGCTCTTTCAACTGACTTTGTTCGTTATACTCTTATGCCTTACTTAGTTCAATTAGAACAAGAAATGGAAATGAAATTATTTAGAGAAAATGAAATGGATTCTTATGAAATCAAATTTAATACTAACGGATTATTAAGAGGGGATTCAACGGCTAGAGCTACTTATTATAGAGAGATGACACAAATCGGAGCTTTGTCAATCAACGAAGTTAGACAAGCTGAAAAGTTAAATAAAATAGAAGACGGAGATAAACATTATTTCCCATTAAACTTTGCTCCAATTGGACAAACAAATACTGAGGAAAGCAATGACTAATTTTCCAACTAAAGGAGAAGACAAAAAAATTAGTTTAAGGAACAGCAATCATCCTCAATTTGATTTTGACTTTGCTAATAATGTCAAAGAACAAACTCCAGAAATTTGGAAAGCTGGAGGAAATATAAGAGGAAACGAAGCTTTTAACTTATGGAAAAAAGCTAGAGCTGGAGAAGAAACTGAAGGTGTTTTAAAATGGATTAAGGAAAGAGAAGCTTGGGTGGCTAGACATTTTGAAGACGGAAAACAATTTAAAAAAGACTTAGAACCAAACCTTTCAAATGTGGCTGGAGTAGTTGCTCAAATGAAATGGGGTGTAATTGGAACTTTAGGAGAACAAGGAATGAAAGACGTAATATTAGAATTGACTAAAAAATTAGAAGGTAAGAAAGACGATAGGCAAGTCAATGCTACTATTCAAAAAGGTTTAGAAAACAAAGTTGAAAAACATAATGAAGAAGTAAAGGATTTAGACGTTGCATGGAATCCGAGAGTTACTTACAAAACTTTATTGGAAGTGTTTGAAAGGGGCTTAGGAGCTTATAAAAGCAATCCAGAAAGCGTTCGTCCTAATGTAAGTGGACCAGACCAGTGGGCCTATTCACGCGTTAATTCATTTTTGTTTGCATTAAAAAAAGGAAGGTTTCAAGGCGGTAAACATGATACAGATTTGCTTCCGAATAATCATCCAGTAAAAAAAGATATGGAAGAAAATAAAATTAAAATTATGGAAAAAGTAAAAAGAGAATTAATCGGTTCAATGATTACAGATGGAATCGAAATGCCTTTATTTACAACGAAAGAAGAAGCTGAAGAAATGGCTAAGGAAATGGGAGCTGAAGGAGAAAACCTTTCGCATGAACATACTCTTAACGGACAAACTGTTTTTATGCCGTTTGGTTCTCATGAAGAAATTATGGCTGTAATGAATAAAGAAGACGAAGACGATATGGAAGAAAACGAACATATCGAAGGACACGAAGAAGAAGAAGAAAAGCCAATGGGATATCGTTCAAATCCTAATAAAGAAGTTAGAACATTCAACGTTCAAAACTTAGAGCTAAGAGAAGAAGGAGATTCTAACGTGGTTGTTGGTTACGCTAGTGTATTTAATACTCTTTCCAATGACTTAGGAAACTTCAAAGAAATTATTTCTCCAGACGCTTTTGAAGGACGTTTAAATGATGATGTTAGATTCTTAATAAATCATGAAGGTTTGCCTTTAGCTAGAACAACAAATGACACTCTTAGACTTACAACAGATGAAACTGGTTTGAGATATGAAGCAAAAGTGGCGAACACTTCTTTAGGTCGCGACTTATTAGAGTTAATGAGAAACGGAACTATCAATCAAAGTTCATTCGCTTTCGTAGTTGATGATGATTCATGGGAGGTTAAGGACGGAGTTAATATAAGAACAATAAACAAAGTGTCTAGATTATATGACGTTTCAGCTGTAACTTACCCAGCTTACGAAGAAGCTTCGGTGGCTTTACGTTCAATGGACAAATGGAAAAAAGAAGAAGAAAATAAGGTTTTCAAAGAGAACCTAAAAAAAGAGAAGGAAGAAAGAGAGAGAGAGGATTTGGATTTAATCAAACGTAATTTAAGAGAGTTACGATTGTCAATCATAAACAAAAAGTAATTAATTAATAAACTGAATTTAAAATGAAAAACTCAAAGTATTATATCGAAGAAAGAAGTTCAGTTGTTGAAAATATGGAGGCTATAATCGATACAGCGAAAGTTGAAGGTCGAGAGCTGACTGAAGCTGAGACAACTGAATTCGATTCTTTAAACGAAAAAGCTAACTCTTTAGAGAGTATGGCTAAAAGAGCGGCTTCATTCGAGTCGTTACAAGCTTCTAAGGCTTCTAAGTCTAATGAAGTAACTGAGGAGAACACTCCTAAAGAAATCCGTAACTATTCTTTTCAAGAAGCTTTAGCTCAAGCGGCTTCTGGAAGACTATCTGGACTAGTAAAAGAAATGGACCAAGAAGCAAGAAATGAATCTCGCTATACTGGTCAATCATTCAAAGGTATTGGAATACCAGCTTCAATTTTAACTAGAGCGGCTGTGGCTACTGCGGCTGGAAATGCTACTGAGGTTATGCCTTGGACGGACCAATTAGAAGCAAACTTAGTGTTAGCTTCTGCTGGTGCTAATTTCTATTCTGGTGTTACAAATATGAAGTTCCCAGTTTTTAGCTCAATCAATTCTGGTTTCGTAGCTGAGACTGGCGGTTCTGCTCCAGCGGCTAATGGTACTGCTTCAAGCGTTACTTTAAGCCCAAAGAAACTTATTTCTATTGTTAATGTTACAGCTGAAGCTATAACTCAAAATGCTTCTATCGAAGCGGCTTTGCAAAGAAATATGGCTCAATCTGTTGCGGCTACTTTAGAGAATGCTTTATTAGATACTTCAGACGTTTCTAATGCTCCAGCTTCTATATTTGCTGACGCGGCGGCTGGTTCAACTGCGGCTGTGTCTGCGGCTTCTTTATTAGAACTAGAAACTACGGTTCTTGGAAATGGTGTTCAGTTAGAAGGTGCTAGAATGGCTTACTTAATGGATATGGACGCTTACAAATTAACTAAAACTTTAGCTCAAGTTAATTCTGTATCTCCATTATATGACAATAGAGACAAGACTGCAAACGGATATTTCACTTTCGTTTCTGGTAACGTTGCGGCTTCTGGAGCTTCTGGAAAAGAACACGTTCTATTCGGAGACTTCTCGAAAGTACACATTGCTCAGTTTGGCGGTTTAGATGTTATATATGACATTTACACTAACGCTGGAACTGGAGAACCACGTTACGTTTTAACTTCTTTAGTTGACGGAGACGCTGTTCAAAATGATACTGCTTTTGCTACATTAATTGAAGCGTAATTTATTTAATTAATCGGAAGAGGGTTTCGGCTCTCTTCCTTTTTATTTTTTTAATATGATAACAAGTTCGGATTTAGGATTACACATAACTACTGGTTACGGAAAACTTTTTTTGAAAACAGCTCCTTCTACAACTCCAGTTTCTTTAACTGAAGCTAAGACACATTTAAGAGTTACTGGAACTGATGATGATACTTATATTACAACGTTAATAGACGTAGCAACTCAGACAGCTGAAGAGTTTTTGAATCTAAAGTTAATGTCTCAAACATGGGTATTATATTTAGATGAGTTTCCAGATTATTTTGATTTGTTAATTGGAACGCTTAGAACAGCTGAAATTGGAGGGATTAAATATTATGATGATAGTAATGTTCTTACAACTTTAGCTAATTCTAACTATTTTATTGACGAATTCCATAGACCAGCTAGAGTTTATTTTGCTGATGACGCCACTATTCCAGATACTTTTGACAGACCGAATGCAGTTGCTGTTGAGTTTACTTTAGGTTTTTCAACTGCGTCAAATGTACCAGCTCCAATAAGACAAGCTATTCTTTTAATGATTGGAACTTATTATGAAATAAGACAGAACGTAGTAACTGGAACAATTGCAACTCATATTCCTAAGACATCTGAATTTTTATTAAGACAATATAGAATCCAACAATAATGAATATTGGAAAGCTTGACAGATATATTAATATAATTCAAGGAACGTTTTCCCAGAATGGTTATGGCGAAAATATAAGAAGTACCTCGACACTAGCTTCGGTTTGGGCTAGATTTGAATTTCAAAGAGGTGACGCTGGTTTTGAAGCTGACACTTTTATTGGAACAGCTAAGGCTCGAGTTACAATACGTTATCGCTCAGACTTGCAAATTTCCCCTAAACACTTTATTTCTTATGATAGTAAAGAATGGTTTATTCGTTCAATTCAAGAAATAGGAAGGAAAGAAGGTTTATTGTTAGAAGTAGAAGAAAAAACAACGGATTAAAAAATGGCTACAAATCAATTCATAAAAATAGAAGTTGATAAAACTGAGCTAAATCAAATAGCAAAAGATATTGAAAGACTATTACCTCCAAGAAGGGGAACTAAAACAATAGTTCGACAAGCTATGCGAAAAGCTATGAAACCTCTTTTAGCTCAATTAAAAAGCTTTTATTCTAACCATAAAGATTCTGGAGACTTGGTTAAGTCTTTCGGTTTAATAAACGGCAAAGGAAGAAGAGATAGTTTTCCCTCAGTTTATGTAGGACCAAGAAAAAAAGCAACTGGAAAAGGAAGAAAGCTTCCAACTGGTTATATGTATTATATTGAGTATGGTAGAGCTGGAGTATCTCCAAAAAGATACTTAGACAAATCGGCTAAGGCTACGGCTCAACAAGTTTATGGAAGTATAATTCCAAGTTTAAGAAGTATAATTGATAAAAGATTTAAGAAAAAAGGATTAATCTAATGGCTGTAAACGGAGTAGGAAAAGCAATATATAATATACTTAGTAATGATTCAAGTATTACTGACGTAGTTGGAACTAGAATTTTTCCCCAAAAGATTGAGTTCAATTCTACAATTCCAGCAATAACTTATTTTATTACTAGTACAACTCCAACAAATACAAAGAACGGAGCTTCAAGATATGACTTTACTGAAGTTCAAATTACAGCTTTTGGCTCAACTTATGACCAAGCTTCTAATTTAGCTAGATTGATAAGAATAACTTTGGATTATGTTAGTGGAACTTATGCAAGTATTCAAGTTGATAAAATATTTTTCCAAGACGCAAATGATATTTATGACGATAATTTTGGAGAAAAGGGAATTCATTATGTGGCTATGGATTTTCAATTTAATATAAAAAGATAAAACTATGCACAAATTAAAAATGAAAAAAGATGTAACCTTTAGAGATATTGAATATCTTAAGGGAGAAACTTACGAAGTGTCTGGAAAGATAAGAAGAGTATTCTTAAAATTAGACGCAATAGAAATAAAGAAAACAACGAAAAAGAAATCAAAGTCCGTTAGAGACTTAGATACTAGTATTTAATTTAAAATTTTAAAACAATGGCGATTTTTAATGGAACGGACTTAATATTAAAAGTAAGTCCAAGTGCTGGTGGAAGTGACGCAAAATTAATGCACTCACAATCCGTTAGCTTAGATGTGTCAATGGACACAATAGATATAACTACAAAAGACTCCTCTGGAAGACAAGAACTTCTAGCTGGTTTAACTTCATTCTCTTTAAGCTCAGATGGCTTAATGGACTTCAATCCAACAACTGCGGCTAATACGGAGTTTGACGAATTATTTGTTCAAGGTTATACAAATAGAACAGCTGTAACATTTACTTTCACTTTAGCTACAACGGCTTCTGGAGATTACACTTTTTCTGGAAGTGGAATTATAACAGCTCTTTCAGTTTCTGGTGGTGTTGAAGACGCTCCTACTTATTCAGTAAGTATTCAAGGAAGCGGTGCTTTAACTAAGAATGATATTTAATAACATTTCGTTGGTGGGGTTGGTCTTCGGACCGCTCCACTAATGAACTTAAAACTAACGAAATTATGTTTGAGGTAGTAATACTTAATAAAAAAGATTATCCAATTAGATTTGGAATGAACGCTCTTAGAATTTATTGTAAACAAACAAATCGAAGCTTAAACGATTTGCAAAAACTAGGACAAGATATGAGCTTAGATGACGCTGTTCAGCTTATGTTTGCTGGACTTAGAGACGGCTCAAGGGTTGCTGGAAAAGAATTCACTTTAACAATTGATGACTTAACAGACATTTTAGACGAAGACTTTGAAGCTTTACAAAAATGTTTAAATGTGTTTACTGAACAATTCTCAGCTAAATTCAATTCTGAGGGAAACGCAAAGAGGGAGAAAAAAACTCCCAACAAAAACAAATAGACTGGGACGATTTAGAAGCTATTGCTTATGGCTTTGGAATCTTACCAAAAGAATTTTGGGACTTAACATTCCACGAATTCTTTTTATTGCAAAGGGGAAGAAATGAGATTTTTCAAATGAAAGAAAGATTTGAATGGGAGAGGACAAGGTGGCTTTGTGCTGTATTATTACAGCCGCATAGAAAGAAAGGAACGTCAATAAAACCGACAGACCTTATTAAGTTTGAATGGGAAAAGAAAGACAAAAAAACTAATTTGAAAGAAAGAAAATTGAGAGGGGAATATGCTAAAAAGAAATACGAAGCAATAGAAAAAAACAAAAAAAAGAAAAATGACTAAAAGACTTTCCGTTGGCTTATTTTTAGATGACAAACAATTTCAAACTGGATTGAAGAGAGCTTCAAATTCAATGAAAAAATTTGGAAAACAAATGGCTCAAACTGGAGCTTCTTTGTCCACTAAATTAACTCTTCCAATTGGGGCGGCGGCTGTGGCTTCTGTTAAAATGGCTTCAGACTTTGAAGAATCATTGAATAAAACTCGAGTTGCTTTTGGAGAATCAAGTACGGAAGTTGAAGCATTTGCTAAAACTACATTAAAGAACTTTGGACTAGCTGAAGGCTCAGCTTTAGATATGGCTTCAATGTTTGGAGATATGGCTACTTCTATGGGGCTTACTCAACAACAAGCTGGAGGAATGGCCACTTCTTTAGTAGGACTAGCTGGAGACTTAGCTTCATTTAAGAATATTGGAATAGAACAAGCTCAAACGGCTTTAGCTGGAATATTTACTGGAGAAACTGAATCTCTTAAAAAGCTAGGTATTGTAATGACTGAAGCTAATCTTAAACAATTTGGCTATAATAAAAACATGAGCCAAGCTGAAAAGATTGGAATAAGATATAAGGCTATAATTGAAGCAACTAAAAACGCTCAAGGAGATTACTTGAGAACATCTGACGGAGTTGCTAACAGCACCAGAACTTTAACTGAATCGGTCAAAGAACTAGCGACAGATTTTGGAACTTTACTTCTTCCAGTTGCTTCTAAAGTTATTGCTAAAGGACAACAATTAGTTGATTTTTTTAGAAATTTAAGCACCGAACAAAAAGAAACTATTATTCAAGTTGCTGGAGTTGTTGCTGTTGTAGGTCCTACTTTAGTAGTTTTTGGAAAATTAGTTGGTATTTTAGGAACTGCAACTAAGGCTCTAAGAGCTTTTAATTTAATGATGGCGGCTAATCCAGCTGTTTTAATTGCTACCGCAATAGCTGGTGTGGTTGCGGCTATTGTGTTTTTTGCAACTTCTTCTAGTGAAACTGCAATAAAAGTTAGAAATGCTTTTAGGAAAATGGCGAATGGAGTTCTTAATGCTCTTAATTTAATGATTGAAGGACTTAACTTTTTTAGGGACGAACAAAATAAAATAAAACCAATTGAACCTTTTAAGCTAGAAGAACCATTAAAAGAAACTGCGAATGCGGCTGACGAAGCTACTAAGGCTGTTAAAGATTTACAGAATACAACTAACAATTTTAAACCTTTCCAGCCATTAGAATTAAGCGAAGACCAGAAAGGAACTGGAAGAAAGACTGAAGCTAGAGAAATAACTTTAATGCCTAAAATAGACCCAAATGCTCCAGAATTAATAAAAGCAACTACTTTAGTAATTAAAGAAAATTTTGAAAATGCAACTCAAGCCGCTGAAGATTTAAAGAATAAAGTGCAAGAAACAGCTAATGTGGCTGGAAGTGCTTTTATGTCTATGGCTGATAACTCGGAAGCTTCACTTGGAGAAATGGCGGCTGGGGCGGCAAATGCGGCAAGGGAAATAATTAAGGTTGAAGCGGCTAAAGCTGTGGCTGGTTTTGCGTCTTCTATTTTTGCTACTGTTCCTTTTCCAGTGAACTTAATGTTAGCGGCTTCGGCTGGTGCTATTGCTGGTAGTTTATTCGCAAAAATAATTCCTCCTTTTGCTGAAGGGGGTTTAGTTTCTGGAGCTACTTTAGGAATGGTTGGAGAAGGTCGAGGAACTTCAATGGTTAATCCAGAAGTTATTGCACCGCTAGACAAACTTCAAGGAATGTTAAATCAAGGTGGCTCAACGGAAGTTTTTGGAAGAATAAGCGGTTCGGACATATTGCTTTCAAGCGATAGGGCTAGAGGGAATAGAAAAAGAACTAGAGGAAACTAATGGGATATTTTGTAAGAAATACAGCTGAGTTTCAAAATGAACTTGGAAGACATTATAAAGTAATTATATTTGACAATACTTTGTCTGGAGATTCTTCGGACACATTTACTTTAAGCAAAAGAGGATTCGACCTCACTTATGAAACTGAGGACCGAACAAGGTTTACTGGTTTGATTCCTAGCAACGTTGAGTTCGATATAGTTACAACAAGCGTTGCTGATGAAACTTTGGCTTCAGATATTAAGGGAGCGGCTTTTGGAAGGTTCTTAATTAGAATAGATAAGTCAGACGATAACGGCTCAACTTACTCTCGTTGGTGGTGTGGAAATATACTTTCAGACGTTTCTTCAAATCCAGATTTATCATTCCAACAGCACCCAAGTTTTACTTTTACAGCAACTGACGGACTGGCTGAGTTAGTAGATGTTAAACTCGATGACAATACAACTTACGCTTCTTTAAATACTTTGACTCCTTTTGTTGATGTAATTATTTCAAGTTTAAAAAATGATTTAGATAGTTCTGTTTTTTGGAATGCTACTGGGACTGGTCATAGATTCCTAAGAACTATGGTAAACTGGTACACGGACAATATGCCCACTCCAGCTTCTAACATAGACCCACTTAGACAATCTGGTAGCATATTTAGAGCTTTTAGAGAAGTTGAAAACGGAACTGAAGTAACTATTAGTTCTTATGACGCTTTGGACAGAATATGTAAAGCTTGGGGGGCTAGATTGTTCTTAGCTGACGGACGTTGGAACTTTACTCAAAATAATTCATATACTCAAATGGCTTCTGGTGGCGGTCAATGGAGAAGGGACTATTACAAACAAGACAATGACGTAATTGCTTCCGATTCAACAGATTACAGATACTCAGTAAGCAACGTTTTAACTGGTGGTTCTTTTGACGCTTTGCCCCCAGTTCAAAGTGTAGTTGTACCTTATAACTTTCTTTTTGATTTGGACTTTATTTCAACTCCTTATGTTCTTTGGAATACTTGGGTAAAAGGAGAAGTCCCAGACTGGGGGTCTCCAAGTGCTACTCAACACAAAACAATAGGGACAGCTTTAGAAAGAGATATGGGAAGTATTTCAGCGGCTACGAATGCACGGATTGAATGGAATTTAAAATTCCGTCCTAAATGGTTTGGAAATCCAGACTTAACTGGGTACCCTGAAGCTTGGTCTCCTCCTAGTAATGCATTTCAAACTTTAGCTTGTTTTGTTAATGCTTATTTGAAACTAGTTGGAGATTCTGGAAAACATTATTACATCGGAATGTCTGGTCCAGCTACTTCTCTAACATATACTGCTAACAGCTCGGTTGGTGTTTATGAATGGATTGAGTCGGGAACTACCGCTAGTCCTTCAGTTCCTAGTCAAATGAATACTAATTTAAAAAATATATGTGCTGGGCCTTTTCCTTTTTATACACTTTGGAACCAGTTTCCAGCTGGAAATAATCAAGTTGCAATTACTGGGACAACAGTTGCTGGAAATGGAGGTTCTGGTGGTTCGGCTTTAGACGCTATTCCAGAAGACGGAACACTTTTTTTAGTTGCTTACGCTCAATTTAAATGGGTTTATTCTGGTTTTCAAAGCCAACCGTCTGCTGGTATAGATGTTAGTGGAACAATGCTTCCAAGTGGAACTTCTACGGCTGCTACTCCAACTGGTATAGACGGACTTGCTTGTGGTCTTCCAATAATAAATGACCAAAATGAGTTCTTTAGGTATGTAGTGGACGGGTCTGGAACTAGTATTAATGAATTTACTTCGACTCAAGGAACAACAGTTTCAAACACTATTTTAAAAACTGAAGAAGTATTTTTTGGAACTGGTCCAACGGCTTTGAGTAATACTAAAGTTATTGTAATAACTAACGTTTCTGGTGGTGTTTTAACTCCTATAACTTTTGATGATGGAACAAATTCGACATGGGAAGTTTATCATCAATCAACTGGAGACGGAGTTACTGGAAGACTTTCTAAAATATTAGGAAAAGAAATTTTGGCTGGAAGAAAAACTCCTTGCGATATTTTTAACGGAACAATAAGAGATAAAGATTATGAGTACTTTAATGCACCAACAAACATAAGTGGCTCGAAAGTTTTTGTTCCTCAACAAATGACGTTCAATGCTGAAGCTGGAGTTTGGTCTGGTCAATGGATTGAAGCTTCGGTTGATATAACAGCCCAAACTTATTCGACAAGCCAAATCCCAAACACTACTCCCCCAACTTCAAGCCAAAACATTTATTAATATGAGAGTAGAAACCTTTGAGACATTTGCACAATTACGAAGCTTAACAGCGACTACAATATTTACTGAAGCTGGAACTTTGACAAGTTTATCAACAGCAAATACTGGTAAAATAGTGGCTAAAAGTGGAGATTCAGTTTTTTTATGGATTAAACAATCTCAAGTTTCTTATGAATTGACTTTAACTTCAGACTTAGGAAACGCTGACAGAATTACATTTTCTTCTATTGATATTGATTTTAACATTCCAGCTGGGAGTTTGATATTGTTTGACTATGCTAATTATCATGAAAAACTAAACAATAAAAAGTTTTATTTTCAACAATCATTATATCTAACAGCTGGGACTAACGGAAATGATTATCTTTCAGCTTTTGGAACTAGTGCTTTTTCTGTAAATTCAGCGGTTACTTTAGCTGACGGAAACTCTAAGCCAAATCGCTGGGCTTCTCAGTTTCCTATTTATGTAGCTACTGAAGATTGTACTTTAACAAAAATTAAAGGACTTAGTTCTTCGGACGCTGGGACTGGAGATGACGCTGTTATTTCAATTTGGAAAATGTCTCCAAATATTGGAGGGACATCTAACTTAACTATTAACTTAATAAAAGCCTTTACTCTAACCAGTCAAAACAATCAAAATCATTTATTTGACTTAGAAGACACTCCTAGTGCGAATCAAGACTTAACGGAAGGACAAGCTATCTTTGTAAGTATAAGACGTACTGGAGCATTGAATAGCGGTGTCGAATGGTACGCTGATATAGGCTTTGAAGTAACTTCATTCAGATAATGAGAAAACTATTAACAATAATATTTATTTTTATTTCTGTTCAATGCTTTGGACAATTGTCTGATTTGTTTAAATACTCAACAATTTACACTTCAGCTTCTTTAAATAATTCTTTATTTACTCAAGGAATATGGCTAATGACTCCAGAAGGACAGCTGGTTGATGTAACAAGGGACAATCCTTATGACTTTTCTATAAATATAGGAATAAGAAAACTAGCTCGATTTGAGTATCAAAAAAAGAAGGGAGACTTCTATACTGGAGAAGAAAGAGAATATTCCGACAAATCAAATATCGGTGCTGTTAATGGCTTAGAATATAAGTTTCAAATAAACACTAGAAGACAGCAAGGAAGGGAGTTCGAGAATCGTCATTTTATGGTTAGATATTTAGGAGACTATTATACAATAAAAGCTGAACAATTATTCAACGGACTTGCTGATATTAAGCTACAAAATATAGACACTAGACTTAGACTAAAGATAGGAAATAAGATAAACATAACAGCTGGTTTTATGAATGCTTGGAGACCTTTGGGATATGAATACAACGCTATTGAGGCTTATCAAGAAACTGGAAATCCTTGGTATCAATTAGCTTACGACTATGGATTCGAGGACCAATATTATTTTATTGACGGAAACCAGAATGGAGTTGATGACTGGTTCGACTGGTATGACTGGACTTGGACTAATCCAGACGGAGAAGTTATTGCTCAGACTGATTATGAATTTTATAAATATCATTTTGGGAAAGTTGTTAGAGAATACACTTTGGACATTCAAGATAGTCTCGGAATGGTTAGAGAATTAAACGTTGCTTTAGGGGTTTCTTTTTATCATTATGGAGAAAGATTCTGGATTCATGCTTTTGGAGACGTATTCCCAAAAAGGTGGCTTGAAGAAATAGACGAAGAAGTTCTTAGATTTATTGAACTAGATAACGAAAGAATTGATTATTCTTTGGGATTTATTCTGGGTTCTAAACTAGGTAAAATGAAAAGGTTTGGATTGTTTATTGAAGGAGATTATAACAAAATGTTTGGAAAAGAGTTTTTTCATTTAACTGGTGGATTAAATTATTTGATTTATTAACAATTGATTATTAATAACTATGAAAACAATATGTAAAATTATTACGTTTTTAACGTTAGGTTTAGTATGTTTTAACAAATGCGACAAAAATTGTAAGAAATAATGGCTACGGAAATAAACAAGGACACTAAATTAAAATTAAGTTTGGAAACCATTATTAGTTTGGGTTTTGCTCTAGTTAGCATAACAGCTGTTTACTTTACTTTAAAAGGAGAAATTGCTACGGCTATGGAGTTTCCAAAACAAGACGTAACGAGAACTGAGTTTGACCTTAGAATTGAAGCCATTGGTTTGGAAGTAATTAACAATGGTAAAGATTTACAAGAAATAAAATCTCAGCTTAATAAATTAGACGCTAGATTATATGAATTATCTACTAAATAAAATTTTAGTTTTAATATTATTAAGCTTTTGTTTAAGTGCAAACGCTCAAGAAAAAGTCAGCAATCTTAAAAAAACCAAAAGTGGTGTTGTTATTGTTGAAGTTAATTCAGACTTTAACTCTAAGAACTCAGTAAGCTTTTTACCTCAATTAAAAGACTGTAAAGCATTTAGAATCGATTTAAGCAACGCAAATGCTTTGAAGGTAAAAACAGTACCAACTCTAATAATATTCGATTCTGGGCAAGAAAAAATACGTTTTGAAGCAAATATTATGATGAAGTGCGAAGCTAATTATAATGATGTTCAAAATGCAATCAACGAAATAATCTTAAATAAATTTCAATAATGGCTAAAGGAGTATCTTTTATATATAAAGAACCGAAAAAAAAGAAACGTAAAGGAATACACTCCAAGAATAAGTCTAGGACTAAAGGAGGAAGCCAATACGTTAAGCCATATAAAGGACAAGGAAAATGTTAAATTATTTTAATTATAATGAGTTCGATTCTCCAGACGAAATCGGCTCTGGAATGCCTAAAGACAAAGGCGGTAAAATGGACAAAGAGTTTTTGTTTAAATTAGACGAAGCTAGAATGTATGCTCAAACTCCTTTTAAAATTACTAGTGGATTTCGTACTGAATCACATAATAAAAAAGTCGGTGGTGTCAAAGGGAGTTCACATTGTAAAGGGGTTGCTGTTGATATTGCTGTTAATAGTGGACTTCAAAGAAGTGCTATTGTGGTGGGTTTGATAAAAGCTGGATTCACTAGACTAGGAATAGCTAAGACTTTTGTTCATGTAGATTTAGACAAAGAAAAACAACAATCAATTTGGTTATATGCTTAACAATATATTAGGAGGAATTTTAGGAAAAGTTGTAGATAACGCTGAAAGCATCTTAGACAAAGTTATAACTACTGACAAAGAAAGAGAAGAAGCAAAGCTTCAACTTAGAAAGGTATTATTAGAAGCTGAAAAAGAAGCTTTTGCTAAAGAAGTAGAAGATAGAAAGTCAGCTAGAGATATGTATAAAGATGACGCTTTTATTCAAAAGATATTAGCTTCATTATTTACAATAGCATATTTTGGTATTACGTTTGTAATGTTTAGTTATTTTGTAACTAAGAGTTTAGATTTAGGAGAGTTTGAAATTAGTTTTATATCTACAATATTTGGAGCAATGTCAAGTAAAGTTAATACTATTATTGATTTCTTTTTTGGTGGCTCTAGTAAAAAAAATAATAATGAAAATTAAAGATGTAAATATTCTAGTGGCTGGAGATTTGCATTGTCCTTTTGATTTAGCTGAAGAAAAAAAAGGTTTAAGCTATTTAAAATTTCTTAAAAATGTATATAAAAAATTTGAATGTTCTAAAGTTATCTTTATTGGAGATGTTATAGACAATCATTTTTCGTCATATCATGAGACATCTGCTGACGGACTTGGCGGTGCTGACGAATTAAACGTGGCTGTAAAAAGACTTCAAAAATATTATAAGGCTTTTCCAGAAGCTGTTGTAATAATCGGAAATCATGACAGAATGATTATGAGAAAAGCTCAGACATCTGCAATTCCTAGTAAATGGATTAAGAGTTATAAAGAGGTTTTAGAAGTTCCAAAATGGGAGTTTACGGAGCGTTATGTTTTTAATGACATACAATTCATTCACGGCGAAGGTGGACAAGCTTCAACTAAAGCTAGAGCTGATATGATGAACACGATTTCTGGTCATTATCACACGTTAGCTTACACTCAACATTTTGTTGGGGCTAAATATAGAGTTTTTGGAATGCAAGTTGGTTGCGGAATAGATTTTAAAACCTATGCAATGGCTTACGCTAAGTATGGAAAGAAACCAGCAATCGGATGTGGTGTCATATTAAACGGAAAAACTCCTTTAAATATCTTAATGGAACTATAATTTTTATATATTTGCAACGTTTTTGGTAGTACAAACGTATCTTATTTGTTTGTTTTGATTAGTATTAGAGGGGTTAAAACCCCTCTTTTCTTATATATATTTACCTATTTGTTAAAGTTTTTTAAGTTTTTTTTACTCTAGTAAACTAAAGTTTTTTTAATATTTATTGTTAAAAAGTTTGCACAATTAAAAAAAGGTTGTATCTTTGAACCATAATCAAATATTAATTAAAACAAAAACAATGACAAAAGAACTACAACTAACAGACAAAGAACTAAAACTATTATTATTCAAATTAGTTCAGTCTACAAGCGATAAAAGTTTAGAAGACCCAAAACTTTTAGTTAGTCAATTATATGACAAATTACACGACGTTTTAAAACAAGACAAATAACAAATATTAATTAAAACTAAAACAATGACAGACCAAGAAAAATTTGAATTAAAAAAATTACTTTACAAAATTATGATAATGGGAGATAGTAATTCAATGATAAGACAACAATTTGAAATAACAAAGAAAAAAGATTGGCAAAAATTTATGCTTGAATTTATAGACAAAATTAAATAACTAACAACACACTAAAAACAAAACAATGACAAAAGAACTAATTGACAGCCTTTTCTTTAATCCAAAAGAAAATCCATTTATTGAGAAAAAAACTACTTTAAACTTAGATATGGTAGAAGCTACAATCAATCAAATAACTGCTGAAATAAACGAACAAAGATTAGCTAATAAAGAATCAATGAAAGAGCTAGAAAAAAACAATAAACTCAAAGACCTTAGATTTGCTCAAGGTTTTGATAATGGCTTAAAAGCTTCTTTATTAATGCTTAGACGTTTAAAGTCTGATATTCTTTGGAAGCAATTAACTTTAAATAATAAGGAAAATGAATAGTATTTTAAAATTTATAGACAAAAACATTGCTCCAATAATATGTTATACAATTGGACTTATGATTTTATTAGCAATAATTTTATTGCACCAAAAAGGATTTATTAATTTATCAATATAACAATGAAAAAAAGTAAAGTAATTAGCGTACAAGCTAACGGAACATGGGAGTCTCAATATGGTTTATTTTATAAACATGAGGTTTCTTTTGAAAATGGAGATTGTGGAGAATATTCTACAAAAAGTGAAAATCAAACTAAATTTATTGAAGGTCAAGAAACTGAATATGAATTTATTGACGGAAAATTTCCTAAAGTAAAACCAGTAAACACATTTCAACAAACTTCAAGTTTTAAAAAGGACGATAAAACTCAAGAATATATTATTAAACAGAATGCTTTAACAAACGCTTGTAATGTTATCGGAGAAGCTGACGTTTCTAAAATTATTGAGGTTGCTGAAGTTTTTGCTGACTGGGTTTTGAATAATAAAAAACCAAATCAATCGAATACTAACTTACCTTTTTAAATATGAGCTATTATAAAAACCATAAAAAGAAAGCTGTTCAAGTTCTTCAAAGTGTTACAAAACACATAAAAGAATCTAAATTTAATTATGATATGATTGACCTTGAAACTGCTTTAAATGAAGCTAAAACTCATTATAATAATTATATTGAAATGCAAAAGAATGATAAATTTAAACCTATCATTGAAAATAAATCTTATAAATAATGAGACGAACGTTTACAACTGACGAAGGTTTGGAAGTAGAATATACATTTTACAAAGATGACGGAACTTATATCGACCCGCCTTCAGTTCAAATAGATATTGAATCAATCACTTACAACGGAATAAATATAATGGATTTGCTTTATGAAATCGCTGACGATTATTGCTGGTCCTTAACAGAAAAATTACAAGAAATAAATGGATAATATACTACAAGAAGCAACTGACTTAATGGAAACTAGGTCAAGAATTGACAAGGCTGTTGAAGCGGCTTGTTTAGTTTGCAATATATCTAAAAAAGAATTTAATAGTAAAAAAAGAGAAAGGCATTTAGTAGATTGTCGAAGAATGGTTTTCACATTTTGCAAAGATGTTTTAAATCTTGGCTGGTCAGCTATTGCTAGACAATTTGACTTAAATCACGCTTCTATAATACATCATTATAAAGTACATTCTCAATTAATACAAGTTGATAAATTTTATCTTAAAAAATACTATGGATTTGAAGATTTAGTTAGAGCTGACATTGGATTCTTTGATATTCAAAACATTATTGAAGAAGTTAGAGAAGTTAAAAGAAGACATTTATCAAAAACATTAAAGGCAAATGAAGAAAATACTAGTCAAGAAAAATAATAACTATACGACTATTAACAATGAATTTATATTTAACAAAAATATGAGTTTAAAAGCAAAAGGTTTGTTGTGTCATTTATTAGCACTTCCAGAAGATTGGGAGCTTTACGTTGAGGAAATAGAAAAACATCATAAAGACGGCAAAACAGCTATTTATAACGCTTTTAAGGAACTTTCTAAGCTTGGTTATATAGAAAGAATACAAAAACGAGAAAAGGGCTTATTTAAAGGATTTGACTATGTAGTTTATGAAAAACCGATTATTAATAAACCGAATAC